GGCCGGATCAACCCCCGTACGTCAATGACGTATGGCGTCCTTGTGGCATCTCGTCACTAGGCGCCGGGTATCCTGGCTTCGAACAGTTGATGGAAAACGCGCGGCAGGCACAAGCCGTCCACCAGGCGGACATGCCTCGTCACTACGCGTCCGGAGTCGCAAAGACGCGACCCGGCCGGCCTGAAGCATCGGTGTTTCAGTTCCTCTGGGAACTCCAGGACCTCCCAACTCGGCCTTTCAGCGGGTGGTTGAAGGGTACGCCTTTACGGCGCATCCCCGAAGCCATTTTCCGCAGACTGACCGACTTTAAGAACCTGGGCTCAGAGTACCTCAACATCGTGTTCGGCTGGAAACCCTTCTTACAGGACATCAGGAAGATGGTCCTACTTGCCTTTGGCCTCCGAAAGGCCTTGGACAAGCTGCGCCGTGACAACGGTCGCAACATCCGAAGGAGGGCTCAACTGGAGCAATCAGTCGAGACGACAGGGTCCACGGTGATCTATCCCGTCACCCCTTTCGTCGACGTCCTTGGGCCCCCTGCCGGCTGGATGGCCGGCAAGACTCATTGGACGAAAACGCGTCACGAGACTAAGCGCGTCTGGTTCAGTGCGGGATACCGCTACTGGATTCCGGATGTGCAGTCTTGGCAATGGACTGCAAGGGCTTCCGCTTGCCTATTCGGGGCATATCCAACCCCTGAGGCACTGTGGTCGATCCTGCCGTGGTCTTGGCTCATCGGCTGGTTCGGGAATGTTGGGGATGTTTACTCCAACCTTTCCGTCAATGCAGTCGATAACCTGGTTTTCAATTACTCGTACACAATGTACGAGCACGCCGTGACTGAACAAGTCACGGCCCACGTGAAAACAGAACCGCTGGATAATCTTTTATACAAGATTCCAGCCCACGAGCACACGTACTCGGCCACCCACAAGGTGGTCACGAAGGCGCGTCTTGGTGGAGGTAACCCTTACGGTCTGGATGTGAGCCTGCCAGATCTATCTGCTTACCGGCTCTCTATCCTGGCGGCCCTGGGTCTTTCCCGGAGCCGTCTTGACGGGCGCGGCTGATTGGCCGCTTCCCTTCGATCCTATATCAACCCTTTTCAGCGTTCGGAGGCCTTGTGTTCTCAGACCCTCAGTCCGTCACCTACAGCACGGTGGCGAAGTCCCTGCCCGCGGTTGGGCGCAGCGCCGACGGCTCGGACTACAAAGGTGTGTTTGGCGACGCGGAGTATAACTTCCGCATTGCGCACACTTTCAAAGCCCGTAACCGCACGGTGGCCCGCCTGCAGCGGACAGCAACGGTGACCGATCCCCTCGTTCCGGCGAATTCAATCGTCGTGAGCGGGACGGCTACGTTCACTCTGGACTTCCCGTCTTCCGGGATGACTCTCGCCCAAGCCCAAGCGCTCGGCAGTGCCTTGCGCGACTGGCTTACGGACGCGAACATCCTGAAGATGGTCGGTGGTGAGACCTAACTAGTCTCCCCTCTGCGCTCCTGTCAAAGGGGTGGTGTTACTAGGGGTGTCTTGATGCACACAAGGATGGCCGCCGCCCTCCAAAGGACGGTCCCATGAAAAGCCTTGCAAGCCTCCTGATGCACTTGCTCCACGATGAGGGCAAGAGGTGTGACGTCCCCGTGGGCCGCGACGCGAAGACGCTCGCGGCCCGCTGTCGAGATGAGGGTGACTCGTTCATCACGATCACCCTTCCTGGCTTCGCCAAGGGGCTTGAAAAGAGCCTCGAGGCTGGACAGGCGGTTCCTGGGAGTTTTGGGCCATTCAAGGCCTTGGGCTCCGGAATTCCCGCTTTTATGCAGGGATTCTTGCACCGAATCTTCGACAAGGAAACTGGTTTCCTACTCGACGCGCCAGATGTAGGCTGCATTCGAGCCGTTCGGCAATTTAGCTGTTTCAGTAAGAAGGTCCTACGGACGTGCACTCCAGCACGGCTACGGGCCGCTACAGAAGCGTACGTCGAGTGCGAATCACAAGTGAAGCTTTCCCTCGAAGGGAAGCTGTGGGAACGGTTTGGGCAAGTCGCCGACATAGTAATCGGCGAGCTGAACCTGCACGATGACCTCCTTGAGGAAATCGTGCCCGACCACGGCCCGGGCGCCACGCAAGAACGGATCACTGGCAATGCCAAGTGGACCTTCCTTACGTGGCACAAACGACTGGACGACGCTGGTATAACCTATCAGCGTTTTGCGAAGGGCATTAATACGCCCGACGACAGTTGTAGTCCTGAGCTTCTCGATCCCTTGGACGAGCCACCCGTGAGGGTCGTTTTCGTTCCTAAGACCTTGAAGACTCCGAGAGTCATCGCGGTGGAACCCGTCTGCATGCAGTTTGTGCAGCAGGGGATATCGCGGTACTTGGTAGGGCAGATCGAGAGATCCCCCTTGACTCGTGGTCACGTTAACTTCCGTGACCAAGGGATTAACCAAGATTTGGCATTGCGAGCGTCAGCGGACAGGCGTTTAGCCACCGTTGACATGAGCGAGGCCAGCGATCGAGTCTCAATGGCGCATTTCCAGCGCGCGTTCGCCTCGAGGCCGGACCTCCGGCACTTGATGGATGCCTGCAGGAGCATGCGTGCGCAACTCCCGGACGGCCGTGAGGTCGATCTCCGGAAGTTCGCGTCGATGGGATCCGCACTCTGCTTCCCGGTCGAGGCTTTAATATTTTTCATTTCTATCATTGCCTCGCGGTGTAGCAGGGCTGGACAGTTTCCTACCAGATCGACTGTGGCCAAGATGGCCCGGTCGGTCTACGTCTACGGCGACGACATTATCGTGCCGGCAGGCGAGACGTCTGCGATCTGTGAGGATCTCGAGGCCCTAGGGTTTCGGGTGAATGCCCACAAGACGTTCTGGAACGGGAAGTTCCGTGAGTCATGTGGACTGGACGCTTACGACGGGACACCGGTTACTCCGGTGTATCTGAGACGGGACGTACCAGCAGATCGGGGTGACGCTTCGGGCATAGTTAGCACCGTGTCCACCGCGAACCAGCTTTATCAGCTGGGCTTGTACCGGACCGCGGCGGCCCTCAGGAAGGCCGTCGAGCACCTGACAGGAACACTGCCAGAAGTGCGAGTTAACTCTCCCGCAGTTGGTTGGTGGTCCGCACACAGCACGTGGACGCCACCCACTAGGTGGAATCGGCGCTTGGCGCGGTGGGAACACCGTGTTCTGGTTCCGGAAACTCCTAGGCAGGATGACCCGTTGGACGGGGAACCTGCACTCGCTAAATGTTGGAGGAAGATCGGGAATCCCCTGGTCGACCCTAAGCATTTGGTTGAGTCACCAAGGCCCTACAGCCTCACACTAAAATGTAGGTGGGTGAGCAGGGATTATTAGG